TTCATAGTAAGCACCCGCAATCTTTTACGGGTATTAGGTGGTCTCCACACGTTACGCCATAGTGATAGTCGCACATATAAAAATCTTCTTGTTGCTCTTGATTACATTCTCTTGCGTGGCACTTACTCATTCACTCTCTCCCTTTTCTATGCAGGCAGGGCAGATATTGCCCTCTCCCTCTTGATCGTCAAAATACTCTTCACATTCTGCACACTTCACTTCATTTAGGATGTGATTAGTCCACGCGTCCCCGTCGTAGTAGCTCATAACGCGTGCTCTTCCCCGTCTAAGATGAGTGTGACTAGGCAAGAGTGAGCGTGATTAAGCGGATCTAAACCTAACTCGCCAAAAATAGCTGCGTTAGCTTCCTCTTCTGCTCTCTCCCTCGCCGTCTCGCTCATATTACCGGTATTTTCATCTAGCTCTACCGATACTTTAGTAGTGAGTACCCAATAGTTACCTATAAATTCCACGTTATAGTCATATTCCATTAGTTCACCCTCTCCATTAGCCATTCATCGGCTAGGTGCAAGGTAATAGCCTTGCCAGCCTCTCCCATAGCTGCCATTAAAGTACCGGCTACGCCAGCTCCTTCAATTATGCAATTACCATTAGTGTCTAGTAAGTCTACTATCCACGCTCTCTCGCTTTTGCTCTCCATATCCTCATATTCTCGGATACTAATACGATAATTAGTCTCGCTTAATTCTTGCATTACTTTCCCTCTCTTTCCCATAGTGTTATCCAATAGGGCTTACCCTCACCGGTTAGCTCCTGCACTTCCAATTTAGTTAGCGGGTTATTGTAATTAAGTAAGCTCCACCAACGCATAGACTTCCACGTGTAACGGATCCCTAACCACGCTCCTTCCTGGCGATAGGCATAGCCGGACTTAGCCGCTAACCCTTGAAAGGTTACGCGTATCTTCTGCCCTATGCGTACATTCTCTCCCGCCTGCTCCCACGCCATAGCTTGCGCGTAAGTGTTGCTACCTAGTAATTGACTAGTCTTCATCGCTATCTTCCTCTCTCAATTCTGCCCTATAGGTTAGGAGCAGACTACCATACTCTCCCCTATATGCGGGAGAGTACGATAGTACGCCACTAATTAGATTAGATTAGATTATTCGCATAGGCATAAGGAGCGCGGTCCAGGTAATCTTATTGTGAGGAATGGCCACCTTAATAGGCTTACGCTCACCTAAGAATTCCACTACTAATTGTCCACCTTTATGCGAGCAGGGTACTTTCCCAAAGTCGGCCATATAGGTAGCGTTAAAGGAGATACCCGCTACTGGCACACTCTCTCCCGCTAATAGGTGCTCATATGGCGGGAAAGTCTCTCCACCTAAGTAAACCATTAAGCTAGTGCCACCGATAGCTACACTTAGATTATCTCCCACGCGTGTAAGGGTAATCTCTCCCACTACCTTATTAGCCTTTATTGTCGCGAGGATATTCTTTACGTCATTAGCGCGGATCTGGCATTCTCCTAGTTCACTCTCTCCCGCTAGTTCACTCTCTCCTACGATTAGGCGATATCTATCGCTAGCCTTAGCGATTACCTTGCCGCGATTAGCCGATAGGTACACGCTACCTAAGCGCGAGACACTATCCTTACCCTTATCCATAGCTACACTTGCGCCAGATAGTAAGTCTGCTAAATCTCCCGCGCTTATTGTGAGCGTGTCTAGTTTAGTCTCCTGCATTACGTTATCCATTACTCTACCCTTTCACTTTCCGGCCTAGTTACCGGCCACCGGCTAGGGATATAAAGCCCTAGCCGATAGTCTCGCAACTAGTTAAAAGTAGTCTGCTAGCGTGTCTAGTACTTGCGCGTAAGTAAAATCTCCCGCGCCATATGACTTAACTACCCGCATTAAGTCGCTATCTTCTTTAATAGTCTCCACTAGTAGGCCCGGATCTATCTCCATATCACCGGATAGGCATAGAATTAAGTTAGTCGCGCTCATAGGCTTATATTGTGTAGTCATAGTCTTATTCTCCTTTAATATGGTAGTAGATATCAATAACTCCTAATATTATTAGGAATAGCGCAAGGCCTTTTATGGCTAATAGTGCAAGGCCTACCATTAGGCCACCGGCAAGGGTAATCATTATGCAACACTCTCCAATTCTTCCGCGATGTCATTAAGTACTTGAAAGAATACGTCGGAATAATAAAGATATAAATCTAATTGCATTAAGGAGATAATGGAGATATCGCCAGGAATGCCTAACTCTTCCGCGCCACGATTATCGTATTCTCCTGGCATATCCTGCCATTCTTCAATAATGCGATTATTGTAAATAGGTAGATATCCGTCGATCCATTCCCCGCTATTGTCGCGGATACTTTCCATATCTTCACCATTAGTAATTGTCTGCTTAAGATCCTCATAAATATACTTGTATGTATTCATTCGATTACCCTTTCAATATGTAGTGAGCTATTCACTAGGAGTAATCTATGGGGTATATCTGCATAATTCAAGTCTTATCGGGCCGCAATTTAGGTAACGATTAGATAACAATTTAAGGCTATCCGGTAAGGGTTAGGCCTATCGGATCGCGCTACTTAGTGAGCTATCTCCTGGCGATAGGCGGCAAGGCTAGGCGATTAGGTGGCCGATACCGGCAAGGGTTAGCCGGTAAGTAATGGCGCACACTTAGACAATTAGCCGGTTAGTGTAAAGGGTTTACATATGGTGAGCGCGTGTCTAAGTCTGCCGGATGTTTAGTCTGCCATCCATACTCACCTATTACCGCACAATATCGCCACGCATTACCCTAGACAAAGGCCGCCCGTATGTCTAAGGGTAGCCGATAGGCTTAGTCTTGCCCGCAAAAGGCCGACCCCCGGTGTTAAACTTTTGGGCGCGCTGGGTATATACTCCCCACAAAAATATATTTGCTAAAGTGAAAGTGGATTTGACCTGCGGTTATACTGTATGTGTTACACATCACATTCTAAAAACGCGAACCGCGTTATTTTTCGCGCCTTATATATAGTAGGGGAGTAAAACGGGGAAGTGGTCCGGTTTACGACCCGTACGCTTCGGGTGAAACCCTACGCGTAGCCCCCTAGGGCGAAGCGCCCAGTACCACTAAATGCGGGATAGGTCTATCTAAAGATAGATCACCTGTATCTCATTATATGAGACATTTTGCCCAGTATAAAACTTACCTTCCCTAGTATGAATGAAAGGGCATTCCGGCGGATGAACAATCAGTTCATCTAGCAGACGCTACCGCGTCAGCCCGTCAAGACTATTAGGAGCATCACGTGGCAGAGAACTCAGCAGATATAGCTAAGAGGATTATCCTCGGCTGTGTAGCAGAAGGTATGACCATTGACGCCGCTTGCGGTTCTGCTGGTAAGTCTATGAAGACTTATGAGTACTACCGCCGCACAGATAAGATTTTTGCAGACAAAGTAGATCGAACACGGCTGGGTCTAAAGGACAAGCAGTTCCAAGGTGGAGATGTCCACGATATTGACTTTATAGAATTTAGACAGAAGTTCCTACACAGCCAGACCTTTCCACACCAGATCAATCTAATAGATGTAATTGAAGGACGTGAGCCTTCTTGGCTCCATCCCAGTATGAAGTTTGAACCAGGGCTGGCATCTAACCGCGTCCTGATTAACATACCGCCAAACCACGCTAAGTCCATTACGGTCACCGTAGACTATGTGACGTGGAAGGTAGCTCAGAACCCAAACTATCGAATCCTGATAGTTTCCCAGACGCAGCAACTAGCTGCCGACTTTCTCTANNTATGATTATTGTAGACGATGCGGTAACACTCAAGAACGCTAACGAGTTTGAGAAGCAGATACGCTGGCTAACCCAGGACGTGCGATCTCGTTTAAATCCTACCGGTAAACTGGTAGTAATTGGAACCCGTGTAGCATCTGTAGATTTATACAAGGAACTGCGTAACGAGGACCGATACCCAGGTGGCCAAGTCCCTTGGAAGTATCTGGCTATGCCAGCACTGCTGGAGATAGATGAAGACCCCGACAAGTGGGTTACCTTGTGGCCAGCATCTGATGCTCCATTTGATGGACAAGAAGAGACTGATAAGAACGAAGACGGTCTATATCCTAGATGGTCTGGTCGTAACTTATATA